TCTAACGGATTATAACCACTTGTGTCAATGTTTCTAATACGACCAAAATGAAGAACATAACCAAAGTCATTGTTATCAATATCTTCTTTGGCAATACCCATCATTAGTTTTGGGTTAGCGTTGATTTCGCTTTGGACTGCTTCCTTAAATGTATAATGGTTTCCTTGAATACCTGCGAATTGAACTGCCATACCTTTGGCAATATCTCCACTCGCTTTACCATAGTATTCTAAATCTTGACCAATGTTCAAATAGTTTTCATTGTATAAACCAAGTTTTAATGAACCATATTCATCTTCCCATGATAATTTACCCGTATCGGCAGTTGTGCTACTACCTGCGTCTGGTGTTAAGCGTAATGTTCCTACTTGAAAGACAACTTCTTCGGCAGTAGAACCATTGATATAATATAAACGACCTACACCTTCATCTTCAATGTAAAAGTATCGGTCATCATAAGCGTCACCTGTTAATGTTGGTAAAGCACCAGCAACCGTAATACTATCGGCTTTGTCTAATTTCGTTGATAACGCAAAGAACCAATCTTCATAAGGTTCGGTATCATCAGCAGGAACAACCAAATCGGCAACAGGTGCGTAACCAATATCTAAATTAAATATATCGCTAACAACGATACGCCCAGTAACCGATAAGATTTCCGTTGGGTTTTCTTCATCATCAAACTCAACTTCGCCATTGTATGCCTTAAAGACAACGACTAACTTACCTTTAACAGCACTATACCAACTGTTAAGAGTGACTTCGTAATATGAATCTTCGCCAGTTCCAACTTTTGAACAAATGTCTAATCGTCTTTCACCATCGGCACGTTTCGTGACAATCGTAGCAGTAGAACTATCAATGTCTTCGCCAAGATAAAAGCGAATCGTTGTCGCTTCCGTAGAACCGATAAATTCTTCACCGATATAAGCAATCGGCTTACCATTGACATCGTATGGTTTGCGATCACCTTTGTTGTAATAGACGCTAATGATTTTTGCTTGATTAAAGTTCATATAATAACCTACCTATAATAATTATATCATTATGGGTAAAGTGTATTTTAGAACTATATTTTCCAGTTGTTAATATACAATCGTATTGCCGAAGTGGTGTTTGGAGAAATTGCTACATAATCATTGATAGCAAACAAGAACTTAACGGTAGAACCATCGGTAGCATAAACACCAACATTCGTTATCGCACTTGTATTTAACGTGCTACTAAAAGTAGAATATAATGTTAAATCAACAATTCTACTTCCTGTGCCACTACGACTAATCGTCACTCGTTTATCGGTGCTACCACTTGGTGCGTTAAGATTGTATAATCTATCGGCATTTTCACTTGTAAATCGTGTCGTATTGTTAATTACATAATGATAGCGTATAGGGAACGAACCACTTGGTGCTTCAATAAATGTGCTAAATAACTTTTCGCCAACAACCACATTACCTTGAACGCCATAACTATCGTTTGCTTGTATCATGTATTCAAAGACGGGTATCTCATAAGCGTCTTTATCGTAATCGGCTTCTTGTATGCGAATTAAGAATTGTCCTTCGGCAATAACCACATCTTCATAAAAGTCTTCGTTGATATCAACGGGGTTATCAAAAGGAATTAAAGCGTTAGTCGCAATCGTATCATTATAGATTTCGTTAGCGTCTTTAATTTGGTTTGTTGAACAAAACAAAACTTCAAAGTTGTTTGCTTTACCAGAAGCGTTTGTATAAACAATAGGCGTTTGAACAAGCGTTCCACTCACACGACTAAACTCATAACCAAGAACGTTATTGTCTTGCCAATTCACATTGACTAATTTAGATTTGTGTAAATCAAACACCGATGGGTTTTTAATATAACGCACGATAGTAGGAGTGCCACCATATTCATTTTTTGCTAATACAGTAAAGTCAAAGTTAGAACCAGCAATACTTGAAGTAAGTTGTAATGCTCTGCTTAAATTCAAATACGAATCTTCACTATTTACATCGGTTAGCGATAATTCAATGTAGTCCTTATAGAGTTGGGTTCTAAATACTAAGTTATCGTCAGGTATCTTATACGAGATAACAGAACTATCGGCAACAATGTTCTCACTACGAGCAATACGATTTTTAGATAACGTATAAATGGCGTTAATCCACTCATGTTCATCAGTTAATAATAAGTCCAACGAACGTTGTGTTACGACATATAAGTCGTTGCCTTCACGCACTAATTGTCCGAGTGGTAAAACATTATCTAAATCGTCATATCGTGCGTTTCTAATCTTTGTGCCTTCTACACTATCTTGTGTGTGCGAGAACACCAATTTAGAAGCCGATAAAGCGTCTATAACCTTACCATTTTGATTGAAGAATTTTTCATCTTGTGCGTCATTATCGTTGTCAATAGATACCTTTATGTCGGCAATAGGGTAATACAAGAATTGAGCAAACGCAACTTCGTTATTTATTGGTGGATCGGTTTCTATAACAAGTTTGAATACACCAACATCTTCATACAAGACATATTCAGGGTTGTGGTCTAACGAACTTGTTAAACCATTTCTAAACGACTTTGCCATAACCACTTCATTTGTAAATGGAATCCAATGGCAAGTTCTGTCTTTGATATCATCATCATCAATAGCGTCATAAACAAATTTGTTTTCCAAACCCATTTTCTTGTAATACAAATTGGCACGTCCATTATCGCTAACGGAAGAATCGTATGTTTTATCAATATCTTCGTTTTTGCCAACGGAGTAAAAAGTGTTTGGATTTGGTAAGTTGCTAATCGCACTTGCTTTTTCACCTGCCGATAATGAACCAAAGTTATTGATAAGTGTTTCAAACACATTACTATCAAAGTAATAACCATAATACAACTCGGTTGTAGAACCACCAGCCGTTATGTATCGTAAATAAACGGGAACATATAAATTGATAGAAAGTATGTCGTCAATCTTTGATGGTAAATAAATTCTTGCCGTATCTCTGTTTGTGCTATCAAAAGTCACATCGTTAGGAACAAATTGTTGATAACCACCAAATGTTGGCGATATAACCAAATTACTTGACTTGGCGTTTTGTATGTTTGCCACCGAACGAGTGGTAAATTGGTCGGCACTATTTCTATTCTTTTCGTATTGCGTTGGGAATTGTGTGTTTAGTCCATTGACTACTGCCGTATCTAAACCCACTCGGTTTATAAAATAAAGCGTTGGTTCATACGTAGAAGTTGTATCAACATACATCTTGGGGATTGCGTCAATGGCACGACTAATGGTTTTAATCGCATTGGCAACCGTATAGTTCTCAAAAGACATAAACGGCATTATCTTATCTTTGTCTAAAAAGTTAGCATATTCAACTGCGATAGTTAGTTTAGCAATATCAAATAATCGGTCTAACATTTGTTCTAACGTGTATGTATTAGGAGCAAAGGCACAATTAGGTAAGTGTTTATACGCATAGAACTCTAAATACTCAACTAACTCAATTTCATGTTCGTATTGCCCTGTGGTAATGTATGTAGAAGTATCGGCTTTGATAACCCACCATGTATCGGTATCTTCGTGATACGCAACGGTATTGACTTCAAATTCTTCTCGGTAAGTATTGCTTGTAACTACCTTAACTTTCATATTGCTTGGCGTATCGTTTAAGTTATCTTCAATGTTAAAAGTGCCTTCGATGGTTAAATCAACCGAAGCAGTATTACTGATTTTATTAAATAGCGTTAATGTTCCACTTGCCATGTTTATTGATTCCTGTAAGTTATTTTACCAAAGATATTACGATTGATTTTATAGTTCTCGCCTAATACGGTTTGACCACTTGTAATCTTTAAGTAGTTTGCCTTGTTTTCTTCTTTTGCTTTCTTTTGTTGCTCTCTAAACCAAACATCAAACTCCATAATTGCTAATTGGATTAAGATTAAACTTGCGACACCAGACAAAGCACTCATACCATTTGCTTTGAAATCAGCAGGTAATTGTCTTACGGCATTAAAACCACGTTGTGCCTTTTCCCAATAACCACCTGTCCATCGGTTAATGAGTGGGTTAATAGGACGCATATATCGGTTGTGATCCACCCCACCACTTGATTTACCCGTTGGGTTATGTGCCGTTAATGAAGTGCCACCTTTAACACCAGCACCTTTTAACGGAATTGGGTTTCCATCTGCGTCTGTTCTTGTTGTGCCACTCGCTGTTCCACCTTGCGAACGAACAATGAACTCATAAATAGTCGCCATTAGTAAGCACCTACGTTCATCGCCACCGATAACATCATCACATCACCATTAGTGTTTTGAGTTGTGATTTCGCCTAATTTAGCATAGAACTTATCTACATTTAATACCCCGTATGAATATCTATACTCTTTTATGGTAAAAGTTTGATTAGCGTAAGTGCTTGAACCAATACCAAAGCGTGAATACTTATACCAATCGTTATACAATGCGTTGGTCGTATCATAGATAAACGAATACGATAACTTGTTGGCAACACCGATAATGCGTTCTTTCCCTTGATAGCCCGTTCCCCACTCGCCATACCCATCGGTATCAAGTGCTAATGAAGCAGGTATCTCGTTTGGTTCAACAGTGTAAATCGTTCCCGTATCTTTACCCACTTGGATTGTGGTTTGCGTAATATCGTTGCCTAACATAACCTTTTCATCGGTAATTGTGACATTACCACCAAAGAATAAATACACTCTATCTAAACCATTGTTAATATAGGGTTCTTGTGATTGAACACCATTGAACGAAATAGACATCTTGTATAAATCGTAATCACCCAAATCGGTTGAATTGCCAATCGTATAAACACCACCACTAACCGACACTGTGCGTTGTAATAGTTTATTAACACCACTTACAGGTGTGTTAGGTTGATATATCGTGTAAGTCACACCATTGGTTAAATTGTAGTAGGTTGATAAATGTGTTCCAATAGCAGTCTTGGCACTTGCGTCATCAGGGTTAATCGTTTGTAAATTAAGATTAAGATAAATCTTGTTTTCCATGTTGATTTTGTCGTTGGTAAATGTTGGGTTAGCAAAGACAATAACCGAACCACTATTGAGTTGTGCTAATTCAAACTTACGACCACGTAAATCGTCTATTAGAGCCTTGATTTTTCCCAAGACATAATCTCTATCGGTAAGTTCAATATCGAGCCTTACAGAGTAGTTTGTGGGGACTACATAGTTAGTCTTGATATTTAAGATTTCACTATCTCCTGCTTGGGCAATAATACCCATCGCTTTATAGTCGCTTTCACTCTTTTCACGATTTTGTAAAGCAATTAAATCTTTTATGGTATCAACATAACGACTAATTTGTTCTTGGTCTTGGATTTGTTCATAAAACGAAGCAAGAAAAATACTTGAATCGTTTAACTTATTCTCGAATAATGCTCTTACTAAATCTATTTCATATACTTCCATCATTAACCTCCAATGATTTCGCCTGTGAAGTTATCAACAGCGATGGTTGGCACACCTTGATTTAACCCACGATGAGATACTAAATGTAGGTTAAGAAAGTTTGCTATGCCAGGCAAGATACTTTCTAATATGCGTTCAATATAAGCGAAGTGTATGTTATAACGAAACGGCAACTTTGCTTTGCGTTCTTTTTCACTTAACACACGATTACGGTCAGCGATACCACTATAACTTCTTCGTCCCGTTCTATACTCTTGTCGATATTCTTGCGTAAGGGTTTGTTGTTTTGGCGATGGTGCTAATAAGACACCATAATCACGTTTGTTTCGTGGAAACACCTTTGCTTGACTACCGAGTGTTTGCTTTGTTCCCTTACCAGGATTTTGTATCGTTCTTGCGTCTTCTAAAATATGGTAATGTGGTGTTCTTCGTTCTGCCGATTCATTACCAAGATGAAAGTATTGAATATCAGGCGACACAACGATAATTGGGTTATTGTTTAACGCTAATGTCTTCATGTGTGGTTTGCGATAATCTCTTTCCTTGCTTTTATCAAAAGGAAATAACGGACTATCTCTCATTTCCGTTTTAATCATAACAGCAAGTTGTGAAACTAATGACGAAGCCATTATTCTAATACCACCTGTGTTTCTTGAACTTTTGATTTAAGCAAATGTCTTACTGCGATGTTGCCTTGACGATAAACGAAAGTTTGTTCGGTTACTTGTAGCGTTAAACCATCGTGTAAAGTAATCACATCACCTTTTACGAACTTATGTTCGCCATAGACACCGATAACGCAAGTGGGTTTAATTGCTTGTTTCGCAAACTCATTAGTCATCGCTAATGTTAATGGTTGAACATAATAGTAAAATATCTTCTCGGCTTGGTCGTTAGATGGACTTTGCCAAGTGCCTTCATATAAAAAAGTTCTACGATCAACGACATTGAACTTAATCATTTTTGAAATCCATTAACCTTTTTCAACTTCAAGCGATTAGAAATCACACTATCGACTTCTTGCGTAATGGGGTTTTCATCAAGGTTCAACAAGTTAAACACGATTAGCGTTTGAGCATACTTAAAGGAACGTTCTCTATCTGCTAACTTTGTTGCCGAAAAGGTATCATCAAAGATAATATCGTGAATATCTTGTTCGGTGTCAATGTTTGGGTTCAAGTCAAAGATACGAGTAATCAATGCTTCAAATGCCGTATTGAGTAACGCACCAACCGAATCATCTTCAAGGTAATCTTTGGGAACGATACCGAATTGTTGTAAATCTTCTTCTGTTAAAATATAATCTCTTAATTCCATATTCAACCTACCTATAATAATTATATCATTTAAGGCAAACAAAAAAGGTGTCTTGCGACACCCTTTAAGTTTTGTTTAGTTTAGACTATTAGGCTGCTTCGGTGAATTTCATCGCATAGGAGTCGATGACTAACACAGAGGCTTCGGAAGCGTCAGGATAAACGAGTTCGGCTTGTAAGCGAACACCATTGAAGTTTTCCGAGTTAATCGCACGAAGCATGTTTAAGGAGTATGGGTAAGCAACCCCTTCATAGTTTAATAATAAGAAATCAACACCAGTGACATGTTGCGAGGAAACAACTTGAAGACCAAATAAAGTCCCAATCGTTCCAGGAAGTTGTCCTTGTCCATCGAACAACGCTTTGAAGTCTGCGTCTTGACGGAGTAATTTTTCACCAGCAGTTCCAACAACTAACGTGGTTGGTAAGATACCATTGGTGGCGTTGGAGAACGAGGTGTTAGAAACACCGTCAATCTTAACGGAAGCACCTAATTTGAAGGTTGCGATACCTTCGGCAACAGCGTCAATGAACGAAGCACCATTGGTGTAGGTTTTCGCTTGGGCTAATGCGAGTAAGTCCGTATAGAACTTGCCACCCAATGAGTTACCCATTTTGACAGCGACTTGGGCAGTTTTCGCACCCACGATGTCAATAGCGATTGCGTCAATAGCAATTTGTGGGATTTTTTCGTCAGCGTGTAAAGCACGTGTCATAACAACAGTTGCTTTCTTACTACCGACTTGTGCCGTATCAAAGTCATCACCAGCACTTGCGTCTTCGATCGCAGGAGCAAGGTCATACCAGAACTCGGCAGTTTCAGCACCGATTAAACCACCTAATTCGGGTTTAACGGTAACACCTGGAATAACACCAGAGATTCCTTGAACGGTTGGAATTAACACACCCGTAGCAACGGTATCTCCTAAATAAGATTTTGCGTAAGCCATAGACTAATACCTCTTTGTTTTAACGTTTCCCTTGTAAATACTTTGCTAACGCTGGGTTTGCTTTCACAATACTATCAACGACAGATGTATTTTGAGAAATCGTTGGGGAAGTTTTTGGAGCAGTTCCACCGACTGCTGGTTTTCCTAATTGTTCAGCGTATTCGACATACTCTTTCTTCAACGCTTTGATCACCGATGGAATATCGGCAATATCGGCATTGACTAATCGCACATCGTTTTGGAAGAACGCAGGAAGTTGTGCTTCGGCTAATTGTTGCTTAATCGTGAATTGCTTTTTCTCAATTTTTAGAGTGTTCAATTCACCAGATAACGCTTCAATTTGTTCTTGTGCCTCTGCTTTGATTTGTTCTTCAAGTGTCATCTTTTGCTTGGCGAGTTGTTTTTCAACCTTTTCTCGTTCGGCTTTGGACGCTTGATTCACTTTCGCTTGGAAGTTAGTTTCAAATTCTTCTAACTTCGCCTTAATAGCATTAAATTCTTCAATGCTAACTGTCGGTTGAACTTCCGACTTGACTTCCGTAGGTTGAACTACGGGTTGGACTACTGCTTCTTCTGCCATAAATACCTCTATTCACACTTTTTTACTTGTAGTGGTCAAGTTTGGCAATTCTCACTCTTTATACACATTGTGGCAGTGTTGATAAACAATTCCTTGTCTATCTATTACTAATTATAACAAATAAAAAAACCCATTTTTGATAGTATGGGTTCTTTTTAGTTATATTTTAGTAGTTATTCGGTTTCTATATCGTCTGGGTTTGATAGATTTTGTGCGACACCTTGTGCGTTGGCTAAAACGTTATCAATTTCACTTGGGTCGCTTGTCGCCATCATTTGGCGTTGTCTATTGGTTTCATTATTCCCACCATTAGCAATTAACTCTTGTTGTTGTCCCATAGGTTCTTCTACTTCGCTTAAATACTCATCAACATTACTAATCCACGATAATTGTTGTAAGGCATAGCGTTTGTTAAGCAAACCAAGTTGGTTAAGCGATACAAATTGCGTAATCTTGTCCATGTCGTTGCTTGGTAAGTGATGAGAATACTCAATTTCAATGTCGTTCATATCGAATAGATACTTTTGACCTTCTCTACCACCAAATCGTTCCACGAACGATAAGGTAATACCTAATATGACACTTAATGCTGATGAGAAGAAACGTTCTTTTTCTTTTGCTAAATCAAGGAACGCTTTTAATTTAAGTTTTAACGCAGGTTCGGAAGCGTTTTGAGCAAACTCGGGACGATTAAAGTCAAACACACGAGATACACTTTCAATGTTTTGATAAATGTTATCTAACAAGTTTTGTGTATCGCTTTGGTCTAACGGATTAGTCAAGAACTTCGCATTAGCGTTATCGCCTTCAATGGCAAGAACACGATTATTTTTTAACATGGACACGAATTGTTCTTGTTCTTCATCATTACCAACTCTTACGTTTTGTAACATAAGCACATATTTCACTTGGTCATCGACATTTTGAATACGTGCGTTTTGAATGGTGTTATAAGCACTAATTAGTCCATACACAGGTCTTGCGTCACCAAACATTAACTCATTGTTCTTGAACTCAATAATCGGCACTTCGCCTAATTGGTGTTCGGTTATTTCTGCTTGTCCTTCAAAGGAATATAAAGGCAAGGTATTGGCAATCGACAAGTCATTAACGGAAACAGTGCGTAAGTTATAGAAATTGACATCATCATAGACATAGACACGATAATACTCATATTTCGAGTTGTTGTTATACTCGGTTTGTTTAAGTAGCGTAAAAGCGAATAAGGGTTTGGGTTTGACCGATGTATCATAGACTACGTTAGTCAGTTCAGGGTCAAGCGAAACATAGCGTGGAAAGGTATCGCCCACTTCGGTATAGACCAACATGTAGCCACTACCCGTTTTAGAGGCATTAAGACCGACATCGTAGAGTTCTTTACCAAAATCACCAATCTTTAACTTCTTGTTAAAGTCAATGAGTTTCTTACGTTCTCGTTCTTTGTCGCTATACGTGGTAAAGTCGGGTAAATCACCAATGAACATTTCGGTAGCAGTATCGACTATCTTTTTAGCGATATTAACCTTGTATAAGACGTTCGGTAATTCACCTGTGTAAAACTTTTTATCTTCATTAACTTTGTTGATAACATCAAGTGTGTGAAGTTCTAACGCTTTGCGTATGACTTCAACAAACGTGCTGTCATCTCGTAATTGTTCTTTTGTGTAGTTTAATTTAATCATAGTTTTATGTTTCCACCTCTAAAAGCACGATTGATTCTTTCAATGTTGCTACCTAATACTATTTTACCACTATTTGAATAGCGAATTTCGTTGAGGTATTGGGTTGTGCTATCTACTTCGTCATCGTGGTCGGAATTAGGGAAACGCATAAACTGTTGAATGTAATCTTCAATGTTCTTATCAAGTTCTTCGCTTGGTATAAAAATGTTCCCTGCTTCAAAGTAAGGTGTGACGGCACTTGCCCTTGCTAATTTGGATTCTTTGGGGTTAATTGCCACGATACCACCGATTTCTTTATTAAGCGTTTCAATAACAGCACCACCATTCGCACGTTTTTCAATGTATATGCGTCTTGCTTGTGGGTATGTTGCCGTCATTTGTTTAATCATCTCAACGGTTTCGGTAAAGGACATACGTTTTTTAATACGCTTGATTAAATAATGATTACCACCTTTTCTACCCCACACTTGTCCTGCCACGAAGTCGGAACTCGCTTTATTGTCAATCGCTAAATCCCACGATTGAACGACTTCATCAAACACAGTCGGTAAATCGGCTTTGGTGTAATGCTTAAACATGTGGCGTTGAAACAAGTTACCATTTTCGATAGATGGTTTGCCCATATAGAGTGAGTTCCATACACGCTTACCCACGTTCTTATAAGTCAAATCTGCCCATTGTGCGTCACGTCCCAACTCGGGACACAACATCTCGCCTTTCTTACGATTAAGCACGTCAAAACCACCATCAGCAACTTCGGGTATATTTACGACTAACCACCCATTACTCTTGGACAACTTACCGATTAAGTCGTCTTCGTGCCAACGAGTATGTATTACGATAATCGCATTTCCTTTACCTTCGGCACGAGTTAGCACCGAATCACGAAACATTTGTTCAACTTTATCACGAACATTACCGTTATAGGCTTCTTCCCCGTTCTTGTAGGGATCATCGACTATGATTAAACGACCACCATTACCCGTAATACCACCTGTGATACCAACGGACATAATGCCTCCTCGATGTCCTTTGACTTCAAAGAGCGATTTATTATCTTGGGAAGGGGAAATGTCTAAACCCCATATCTCTTTCCAAAAGCGTTTTGCTTTTTGTCGGTTCTTATCACCAAATCGTTCGGCTAACTCGCTATTGTAAGCCGTAAGAATAGCCATAGAATCGGGATTGCGACCAACAAACCACGATGGAAGTGTTTCAGTAAAGGTGTATGACTTACCAACTCGTGGAGGCACTGATAAACAAAGTCTAACTGACTGTCCTTTTTCAATTTTTGTTACCGTATCTTGTATTATTTCAGCCAAAAATCGGTGAAACTTGGTAGGTATAAAGCCTGGTATGGTGTAGCGAAGATAATCAAGGTATGATAGTCTTGCGTTTGCCTTTTCAAGTTCTTTTCGGTAGATAGCAAGGTTTTCTTCGGGAATCGTTTTGCGAAACTCAACCAATTTCTTAATCTTTTCATCGTCAATGTTCTCACTTTTCTGTGAGGGTTTCGGTTTCTTTGCTTTCAAGATGTTCAAGTCATTATTCACACTCTCTTTTTGAGCAGTGATAAGTGCTTGTGCTAATTTTTGTTCAATCGACATGTTATTTCGCCTTTAACCAATGGTGTTGGCAAAACTCTTGATACGACACAACCGTAGTCTCCCCACACTTTAAGCATACAACACCAACTTTTTGTGGAGGTGTTCCACGCCAATAAGGCATTTTCTTTTTAATGAAACACGATTCACCACAAAATCGGCAAATAGACGCACTTTTTACATCGTATTGAGTGTTATTTTCATCATTATCACTCATTTTGATAGTGCTTACATCATCGCTTGAAAGTGGTTTCATAAAAACAAACTTATTCCGTTTCATGTGGGACTCCATCTTCGGTAATATATTCTTTGGGTTTCTTTTGAACTTCCAATGTCTTAATCGTTTCTTTCTTCTCAATTAACATCAATGCTTGTTTCTCTGCGTCACTTAAAGTCGCCAACACTTTGGCATACTCGTTTTGATCACTGATGGCGTGTTGCTTACCATAGACTTGTGGGACTTGGTTTTCTAACAAGAACTTTAAGGCATTAAATCTTACATTAGGAGGTATATCTTCTTCCAACCATACGGGTTCGCCATCTCGGTTTAGAATTTGTCGTCTAATGGTTTGTTTCCCCAGTGCCATTTCAAACATCGACATTGACAACATCGTGTTAGCAAACTCTTTACCCTTGACGAACGCACCCAATGTTTCGGGGTATTTTCTATTAAGTTCTTCCCACTCTTTTTTATTAAGCGTTAAGTATTTGGCAATCTCGGTTTGTGTTTTACCATTGGTAGCCCACACATAGATATTCTTTACTGTTTGTTTAATGGTATCGTTCAACGTATCATCTAACGTTGCCACATAATCATCTGCCATTTGTTTGATAACTTTTTTGGACATAACTTCCCTCTCACTTCATTTTACCATATGCGATATTACGACACAAAAGTAATATAACCATAGTATAAGTCCCAAAATAATTATTTATATATTTAGAAAAGATATTACATATTTTTATAAAATTTTATTTATTATTTATAAACTATCACTATTTATTTATATGGGGGAGTATATATTTATATAAACTATTACTATATATTTATAATACCTATTCCTACGTATATATACCTATGCTTATATATATAATTTAAGACTATTTATTTCTTTAAGACTATATATATACTTTTATATACCTATCTCTATATATAATACCTATCTCTATATATAATACCTATCTCTATATATAAATAACTATATATAGGTATAATAACTATCTCTATATATCTTAAAGACTATTATATATTTTTATGTATTATATACGGGCTCTGTCCCCCCTTTGTTTCTTGCGTGTTTCCTTGACCCCCACCACACCCCACGCCAAAAGTCAAGCATAATTTTGTAAAGTTTGAGAGAGTGAAGCAGTCCCAACCCCAAGCAAGGAAGCGATAGGCAAGGCGTGGCATAGTGGGAACAAGTGGGAAAGATAGGCAAGGGAAAAGCAAGGCCCGAATAGTCAAGATATGCCCTTATCTTCTTATACTGTGTATCACCCACTATATAGCAATATACACTCATAGTAGGATTCTTTCTATAAAGGCATTTATAAGCCCATAGAAAAGAAAAGTATATTTTTAATATGTTTATACCTGGAAGCAATAGTTTGGTCTTAAATAGGCCTTTATGAGCGTTATAACACTATTCGGTAATAAAAACATCTTAAAAGATAAAAACATAAAAGCAAAAGAAAAGCCCGTTGAGGTGATCGCAGGGCTTTAATGGTCTTTTAATTATCTTTGATTATGGTCTTAATTCTTTGATAATCTTTTCATTATGTTTAATTCGGTAATAGTTAGGCCTTAATTGGTTAATGATAAAGTCACACGCTTCAAGAGCGTTGTTACTTACGGCATAATACTCTGCTGACTTCATTATCTGGGCTTCATCATTAAATAAAATATAACTGACCATAAACGTGTTAGGCTTTGAATAGACGGTGATGTATAAGTCTTTCATGTTATTCCTCTTTGTTTGTTTTATAAATAACGGCTAAGTTTAATAAATAAATAACTTGCTTATTGACGCTTCTATACTCTTCCGTTGCCATGTTTCGAATAAGATCCATTAACTCAGAAGGTATGGAAAGCGTCACTGTATCAGTCTTGGTCATGGTATCGGCTTCCATCAGCATAAAATTCTAAGCCATACATCTCAGCAAAGTCTTGGGCGTCTTCAATGGTGACATCATAGAGTGAATAGCCTATTGCTTTCCATTCTTCACAAAGTTTTACGTAAAGCGTCTTGAAGGCGTTAATAATAGCGTCAAGCATATAATCAGGAATCAATTGAGCAAAGTCTTCCAAGATGGTGACATTGACATGCCAGCCAGCAGCGTAAGCATAACGCCCAGAAGACTTGACCTTCACTTCAATGGCTTCTTCTTTGTTTAATAACTCTATATTATTGATGACGGCTTCTTCAATTCCTTTGAGGCCTTTCATGGCTTGGATTAACTCAGGGCTGTTGAAGTTGTCACAGTTAAAGGAAACGCCATCGCCTTGACTGTATGAAAGTGAGAAGCGTGGATCAACGTCTATGGAATAAACGGCTTTTAAGTCTTCTGCCATGTTAATAGAGAAGGAATCAAAGCGTAAGCCTGTGACTTCTTCTTCCACGCCCTTACGGGCTACTTCTTGGGCTTCCTTGCTTAATTCATCAAAGTCATAAACGTGAAAGGTCTTAGTAACTTGCTTCATGGTCTATTTATCTCCTTTGACGTGGTCTTCAATGGCTTCCCAGATGGATTGCTTATCACACTCAGCACAAACTTCAAATACTTCACCGTCAGGGCCTTCAACTTCAATCATATCGGAGTGTGCTGTAACTTTTACATTATAAGAAAGGCTATTAACTTTGATTGAATTATAAACGTCAGCAGAGTCAATGGCTTCATAGAAGAAGTAATCTTCTTCATTATCGTCAAGAATAACGGCTTCAACTGTATAGTTACCTCTTACATCTCCATAACGGTGAAAGGACACTATTTTATAGTTACGGCCTTTGAATTTTACATTATGCCATTGAATATCGTGATCAATGTTTCCACTCCAATTATATGAATTGAAGCCTTTGACATATTCAAAGCCGTCACCTTCTTCACCATCTTCAAACGCTTCCAGGATTCTTTTAGTCAAATAAGCATTAACTTCATATTCAAGTAACGCCTCAGCAATTTTAACGGCCTGAGGAAGGAAAGGCTTTTCTTCTGCTTTGGTTAATGTTACGGGCTGACCAAACACTTCCACGGCTTTCCCGTCTAAGTCTTTCAGATCGGCAATAATCTTTTCTAAGTTTGACATCTTCTTCTCCTTTGGCCTTGAAGGGCTTTACAATCAAGGCCTGGCAACTAACGGCAACGGCTTTATATCTTATAGGCTTCCTCCTTTGACTGATTAAAGAATAAAACATAATTAAATAAAAAACAACTAAAACTTTTATAAATTATTGGAAACAGTAAAAAACTGCGATGAATAGCATGTAAAACTTTGCTGACTTTGGCGTTATGGTTAAGCCATGGAAGTTATAAAACTTAATCAAACAAACAAAAGACCAGGAGCAGAAACGCCACGCCGATCAACTGTGATGGCTTTGTTTTTTAATTTTACGCCCTTAAATGAAACACGCCCACGCAATACCAAAAACGCAATCAAAAGTCAATGCTATAATTTACTTTTAGCAATCCAGGCTATCGATTGCCAAAACTTTAACGCTTTACTCAATTAAAGTGATAGCAAAGTAGGGTAGGGGTAGGCTCACGTCCCAAGTAAATTTTCTTTATTTTTATCAATAAAAAAACGATACCAGTTAGAATATCGTTAATTTTCGTTTTGTTATTATGTTTTTTGGAGATAGGGGGGTTATTCTTCCACCTCCACAAACTCAATACGGCATTTCTTATCGTTATAATGATAAATCGTTTGCTTGTTGGCATAGAATCGTTTAACAATGGATCGTATCGTTTCTTTGGATTGTCCAGAAGCCTTGACTAATTGCCCAATGTTATCAAACACTTCCACGATGTGCGATAACTCATCATCTTCTACCAACACAATGTAATACTTGTTGCGATAATATGGGTGTGTCATTTTGCTACCTCCATAGCATTATCTTAAACTAATCTTCGTTATCTGGCAAGAACAATTCGTTATTACTTGCGTCTTCGCCATCTTCTTTGCCTAATTTGCGATATTTTGATACTTCTTTTACTCTAAAATCAATGTAATCTTCAATTTCTATTTCTTCGGCAGTCTTGGTTTGTGCTTTATACAGTTCCATATCAACCGAATAATCATTTAACTCGGTAATCGTTGGGTGTGGGTATTTAATAATGCCTGTAACAACATAGACACGTCTTGAACCCCATTTATCAATCGTTCCCGTCATATGAACCATATCATTCTCTTTCAGTGTGCCAAAGATAACTCGTAAGTGCTTAAAGATAACCACTAACCATTTCTTGCGTTGGTAATACCCAAATTGAACCCACATCTCATCATATTTAGCGTGTCGCTTTACCCTACGAATACGACCATCACCCGACCAATTCTTAATCACATCTTCACCTGTGATGTAGAATGTTTCGGCTTCGGCAGTGCGTGGAAAGAACTTGTATTTACGACCTTTATCAAAGTGTGCCATTATTCTAACTCAAAAATCATAATACGACCAGCGTATTCATCGTTATCTTCGTTTTCTTGTAAAATTAAGTCGTAAAAACCTAATCCAAACGTTCCAACTTGATAAGGACTGTCGGAGTTGTATTTGTCGTAATCAATATCATCGGGGTAATATAGTTCGTTTTGTTCTAAAATCATTTTAATTGTGTCGCCAAGACGAGTTGTTTGGTAAGATTCTTTATTGTTCCAAACATCTTCAAATACTACTAAAAATTGTTTCATAAATTGACTTCTCCTTTAATCCAATTTCGTAAATCTTCAAAGTTTTTCATAAATAAATCGTCTAAATCAAAACGCATTAAAAACTTTATGCCATACGCTATGCCAAGTTGTTCAATGACCACCACATTCTTACCAATTTTAGCAAGAACTGTGAATACAGGTGCTTTTTCGACCTTATAATCTATCTTCAAATCATCAAACAAGTCTTCTAATCTATTCTTCGCCATAATCTTCCTCCTGGAACAATGATACCACTTCTGTTGGTTTTTGGTAATTGTTTTCAAAAACATTCATGTTAAATTGTGGTTGTTCTATTTTTATAAACGATTTACTACCAACTCTTTTCTTAAAAACAAGTGAATCTGCTTTGGGATTCTTAATGTTTTTATATTCTTCGTATGAATCCAACACCTTTCTTGCTTTTTTGTTTAATGGCATAATATATCTAAACATTAGTCCGTCTATCTTGGCAATTCCTTTATGTTCGCAAAAACGTTGTGTTAGCCAAAAAATCTTTGTTTTGTTTTCAAACTTTGCGTTTTCAATACATAATTGTTTGGCACTTCGTGGGTGAATCTTCTCTTTGGTGTTCTCGTCCATATAAACACTTGTCCAAAAACTACCAATGTATCGAAATGAACTTGCTTGATAAACATAACCAACCTTGCCCATAATTCCATCGGCTAATGTGTAAAGAAACTGAACACTTGGCATGTTTTGTTTTAACCACTTGACTAAAACGCTAATGGTTTGGCTTCCAAAAGCACCATTGTCATTAACATCTTTGCTAAAACACATCTTTCCAATCTCTAAATAATCACTTGTTTTGTAATCGTGATTTGGAAAAATCTTTTTAATTGTTCCAAGTGGTTGAGTTCCATAACCAAGAGTGACAACGCCTTTCAATACATTATCTTCAAAGAATCCAAGATAAAACTTGTTTAATCTCGGCATAATTTTTGAATAATGATACTTGAAAACAAAACTTATTGCCTTGTTCTTGTCTATTTCTTTGATTTCTAACATTATTCCTTTTCGTAGATGACTACGACAACCCTTTCTGTCGTTATATTATCATAACAATAGAATTTATCAACAGTTAATCGCACCACACTTGCGTCATCGTCATAGGCAACGCCATTCAACCCATCTAAAATTGCTTTGGCGATATTATCGGTATCGGGTTTCTTGGTGGGGAACTTATCTTCAATCAAGTTTAACGCTTCTTGTTTCTTGGTTAATTTTGGTTTTGTGAAAAATGCTTGAATTTCAATTATAAGGGGTTTTTTACCATAGGTAGTGTTTTTACACTCGGAAATGATTTTCGCCTTGCTATGAGCCTCTAAATAGGCTTCTACGACATTTTGCTTATAAGAAATGTTCTCTTGTGGTGAATACATGCGAATAAACTTACCCATACGGACTGCTCTTGGTCGTTTTTGACCAAAGGGTTTGCCCAATACAGTAAATTGGATTCTATTCTTCATAATTTATACACCTCGAACTCCACCTTTTGATAAGGGTTTGTTAATTTGTTAATAAATATCTCGGCAACTTGTTTCTTGGAGTCATACGCAACGTTTTCTAACGCTTCAATGACCAATTCGGTAATGCGTAAGATGTCGGTGGAACGGAACGAGTATTTTTCGTGTTGTTCATACACCGATTCTTTCACTTTTCGGTCATAAATGTTAATGGACAACCCTACTGGTTCAGGTTGCCCATAATATCGATCGCCATAATGTGCTACATACGCTTTGGCAACATCTGCCATAAACTTTTGCTTTTCGGCTGGTGCTTTGAACCACACTTGTTTTGAGTAATACTCAAACGTAATGGTGGGTTTAGGTGCGTTTTTCATTGAGTTTTTTATACCCCTTAATGAACTTTAACACAGCACTTTCTAAATCATTAAGGTTTTGTACGACTTTTCGAGTGGGTTGTTCATCTTCTTTTTTACCCATCTCTAAAAAAATGTAATAATCGTTATAAACAGCGTGATGAACCACACGCAATTTGTAGAGATATTCGTTATCGTCTTCCCAAAGTGCTTGTCCTTTGTGTGCTACATAGCCACGATTACGAAAGGTAAGTGGTTTATCTTGAAACCAATCGGCACATTTACGGAACAATTTACCAACTTTTGCTAATTCAGTCATTATTCTTCCTTGATGAATATGCCATTCACCATCTTACCTTTTCTATCTTTGATAACATCATACGCTTCATCAATACAAAACTCAATGTCTAATTCAAGTTGCTCTGCCAAAATAGTCAAGACAACATAAATGTCGCCAATAGCGTCTATCACTTGGTTCTTTTGGTCACGTGCTAATCCACTTGCTAACTCACCGACTTCTTCCATCAATTTAATCATTTGCTTTGATGGTTCGGCAGTGTTAAGCCCACGATCAATCGCCCATTGTCTAATCTTTTCGGTTGTTGTCATTTCGTTAAGTCCTTCCATTGTTGCCAATCGTTCTTAATATGTTTATATTGAATAATGCTTTCGGGGACAATACGAGTGACTGTGCCTTCTTCATCAAAATCAACGGTCACAATCCACGCACCACTTGTGTTTTGTATGCGTTTTCCTTTTTCCCAATCGCTTTGTGAGTGGGTTGATGGCACTTCAAAGTAATGGACATTTCGGTATTGGAAGTAAAGCGACTTGTGATGGTGTCCAACAAACAAGATATTCGGTTTATCGCCACCACTTAATGAATCCAAATACTTTTGTCCTGCGTATGATGTCGCATACGATGAACCATCTTGTGGGTGGAATAACTCCATTTTACATTTATCATTGAGTTTAATGACTGCCGTATTGATACCAAGATAAATCATATCAGGTCGTTGTGCCGAAATACCTTTACCGATATTCGCACCACCATTTTCAATGTGAAAGTGATCGTGGTTTCCTGTAATGAAGTAAGTGGTAATGCCGTCACGATGTGGGTAAGCACTCACAATATGTTCTAATTGTTCGTCAAACGAAATAGCGTGTAGCGAGAAAATGTGGGCTGGGCGAGAACGCTTAAACCCTTCACTAATGTCGCCACAATGATAAACAGTATCAATGCCACGTTCTACTGCTAAATCGTAGAGATAGTGAATAAACGAGGTTTGTTCATTAACCGAACCCATGTGCGAATCGCTTAACACCATAAAGGTTTTGGACTTCACCACACCAACAGCGTGTTCATACTCTTGTTTATCTTGGCGTAAAGTCGTATCAATGGCGTATTGTTGATAACCACCGATATTGACTTTCTTTAATTGGACAATACCTTCGTTTTCAATAAGCGAGAGATAACCAAGTGCTTCCACTTCACTCACGCCAGCACGATACGCTAATTCTTTTAGTTGTTTCGCACCACTTTTTAACAGTGAAACAATTTTAGTTTTCACATCGGAATCGACACCACCATTTTGGTCAATGACTTCTTTGATTTCTTTTTCGTATTTTGCTTCTAAATCACCCAAGACTTTAACGGCTCGGTTATACCTTGCCCTCCAAATATCTTTGGTTGCTGTTTCTTGGAAGAAATCGTTTAGTTTAGCACTTGCTAATTTCCAAATGATTTGCTTACTGCGTGGTTCGGCACACGTGCGAGTGATTTCAATGATTTTGTCACGATCGGTTGTAAAGTTATACATGTTATATTCCTAATTCCTTAAATAATTGTGTGATAGCCATTAAGACATCAGCGTCTGTATAGACAGGCATTGTTTCTTCTTCGATTTCGGCAATGATACAAAACTCTTTGTTCTTCTTATCAACATTAACAAAGTTGATTTGTTGTGCGTCTATCTTCTTACTAAACGACACAAAGTTTTCACTTTCACTAACAATAGTATAACCTATCATCGCAAATCGTTCTTTGGCAGTCATTATTCGCCACCTTCATATTCTTTGGCAAAGGTTTCAAAGTAATCACGTGCCATTGAATCACCAAACACTAATCGCATTTGTCCATTAAGGTTTGCTTTATGGTCTTTCCACGCCAAACGCTTAATCATCGCCTTAATAGATTTCCAACGGTTAATGGAATATTCTTTATATTCATCTTCATTGGCAATCTTAATCCCTTGTGGTGTCGATAAGATAATCTTTTGGATCACACCACTTTCGTTGATTCTACGAATATCAATCGTCATAAAATAACGAACACCCGAATCGTGGAAGTTAATTTCCACAAGTGGGTCAGTTCCATAATCTTCTTTCATGCGTTCGTAGATTTCACGTTGCGTAAGCCACGTATTCGCATTGTCCTTTAATAAGTCGTATAACTTCCATTGTCTTGTCGTAAGTTCCATAACATTTCCTCCTGTATGGTTTTCTTTATTTTAATTGATAATCTTATCTTCGTCAAGTCCAAATTCGTCATTGATTAAATCGTCCATTGTTTCCATTAACACATTGATTTGTTCTGCGATGTCTTGTCGCTTTTCTTCATCAACTTCTACGATCAACTCGGCAAACAGTTTAGACAATTTATATGCCATTTGTGATAATTCGGCATAAACCTTTTGTTCATCGCTTAATAGATTTTCCAATTTTGTCTAACTCCTGTGATGATTTATCAAGTAATCGGTGTTTTCGCATTATATCGTAGAAGTATCGTAATTGCTTTTTTAAGTCATCGGCTATCTCTAATAATAACGTTGAACCACATTCTTCGTGAATGTCATAACACTTGTTAATCATTAAGAAGATTTCGTTAGCGTGTCTTTTTGCTTCTTCGTATTTCATTTCCAGAATAACTCCTTAAAGATAAAGTCATTGATTAACGTGTGGAATCGCTTTGATACGCTAATAGGTTTTTTCACACCATTACGCACCGTATAATAGTCGTAATACTCCAAATGGCAGTAGAATATCAATGTTTCACGATACGTAATATGTTTGCGTTCGTAGATAATCGTTCCCATGTTATTCAGGACTTCTACAAACCCCATATCTTTTAGCGTATCGCTTGGTTTAATTGCCATAGTTGTCTTCCCATACATCTTCTTCACTGGGTTCAAACGTGCGTTCTACCCACTTGTTGATTTGGTTGGTAAAGCGTTCAATAATAACCAAGTGTAATGCGTTAATCACTTCTTCTGGCAACGATGAGTCATAGTCCATTAAATAATAGACTTGGTGGCGATCATACACATTGTAGCCCAACTTTTCATTGACAAGATTGAAGATAAGTTCTTCTTCGGTATTGTTGATATAGAACGATTCACCTTCGGGATTGTTGTAATCTTGGTTAGGGTAGATACTCGTTCCTGTGCTATCAGTGTCGATAAGATAACTTCCGTATTCACTTTGGTATTCTTTTGCCATGGTATTAACCACCTTTCTACACTTATATTAAAACGGCAAGTCTTCATCGTCAAGCATTGTTTTGATTTCTTGAATCTCTTTTTGAATCGGATTCTTTTCTTTTTTTGGATTTAAGGTCTTAAAAGGTTCGTCATAATGCTTTTCAACATCAACCCTTTCGCCAATCAAGTTTAAATCAAACGCTTGTTTGCCACCATAGTTAATGCTAATGTTTCCACGAACGACACAGTGGAATTGTTTTTCACATTCTTGGATTAACTCAATGGTGTCTTGGTCAAATAACACAAAGTTAAAATAACGTTTGTTTTCAATGTCGTAATTAGTACCACCATAACGTGTTTGAACCACTTGTAATCGGCAATATAACTTGCCACTCTTTTCACTTTTCTTAATTAGTGGTTTTAATTCAACAACCCCACCAATCGCAAATTTGTTTGTTTCCATTATTTTAACTTCCCTAATTCTATTGCTAATTCTTCTTCGGTTAATTCACTAACGGGCTTTGATAACTTTGGTGCTGGTGGTGGTGTCCGTTGGAACACAGTGGTATTCTCATAAATTTCTTTGGGAACACCTTTTTCTTGTTCGCTTTTTGGTTTGATCACAGGCAACATCATCTTTTCAATGATTTCAATTTCGTTGGCAAGTAATTTAATCACCGTTCGTGGTGCTTCATCTTTCGTGTAAGTTTCCACACTCACGTTGCCCTTAACACGCACATACGCTTGTTGATTTAAGGCAAATAACTTTTCAGCGTATTCTGGGTTAAAGCATAAGATTTGAAAACCTTTATATCGGTCTTTTCCATCTTTGGTCTTATAGGGTTGTTGTAATAAGAAAAGTAAATAGGGTTTCTTATTCTTGAACGTGTTGTATCGACGGAAACCATAACGAACCAAACCCGTAAGTTCAAATTCGTTAATGTCGCTTCCAATACGGGGATTATTCGCCATCAGTGGTTTCCAACTTTAATTGTTCTTCGGCTTGGGTTTTAATCTTTGTCCAAAGTTGTAAGACATTTTCTAATGGTAATTTGCTTAACGCCACCAATAAGATATTGACTTCATCAACCGTAAGACCTTCTAAACTAACGACTTGTTTTTCTTGTGCCATATTATGACCTTCTTTCTTTTATTGTTTCTTTGCTAACAAACCTTGAATGTTTAATAGCAGTGATCGACCTTGTGCTTCTGTTAGGTCACTAAATTTTAACACACCTAATTTCATAATGTGGTGATTAACTTTCGTGCGTTCTTCGGCATTAAGTTGCTCAAACGCTTCTTGAAGTTGTGAGACGGTGTTTTCTCGAATGACTTCTTTTTCACCACCAGCAACCACCATTTGTTTTGGTTTGTATTCGGTGTTCTTGGTATCATCTTCGGGTAAATCTTCACCTGCGTAGATGTATAAACCTAAACCATGACGACTAATCGCTTTGGTCAATGAACGTTGAATCGCTTTATTGACATCAAATGACGTAAGCGTTTCTAACGGAATCGATTTATTACGGAAGTCCATAACGGGCAAGTATTCAATGTGTTCAAGTCCTTCAACCGTCACACCCGTTTTAACCCACGCTGTTTTGCCATCAGTGAAGTAGTTCCACCCTTGTTGGTTTTCATAGACCGTATAAGTCGCAGTGGGGAAGTTTTCTTTTAATACACCCCACGCCCACGCCCACGATAAATAGGTAAGACCATTTTTTGCTTCCGTCTTATCATTGACATTAACTTTCGACAACTTCTTGTAAATTTCTTCTTGTGCCATACTATTTCCTTTCATTTAACCCACATGTTAAGTGAGTGTATCGCTTTTTACCGAGTGCGATCAAGAACCTCGTTTTTTTGCCACAATACATACAACGCCTTCCCGACTTGTGTGTCCATAGGTGCGTTATGTCGCAAACACCAATATCGGGCCACACGTATTTTGTCTTATACATATATCACTTCCTTTCTATGAGATAACAATATACCTAAACGGATTATTCGTCAATATGTTTTTGTAAAGTTTCGTTAATCGACTTCATCGTAGCGTCTATAATCACAAACAATGTATTAACATCAATGTTCTTTTGTCGCAACGCATATAACACTTTCAAATCTTCACGAACCATATTAAGCGTGACTTCTAAATCAAACACTCTTTTTTCTAATTCCATATTAGTCTGCCTTATAGTCATCATCGACTGTGGTTTCTAAATAAAACTTACGGGCTTCTTCTAATGCTTCTTTGTAGGTTAGACCGAACTTGTCATCAACCACAATATGTTTGCTATCGAAACCTTTCCACGCACACAGTCCTTTATCGTTGAACCCAATGTTAAATTGTGCTTCACGATTACCGACTTCGACAAAGAAGTAGAAGACATCGTAATTTTGGTGTGGTATTCCAGCACCGAAACGATACCCAATCTTCTCCATGTCACGTATCAACTTGTTTTCAAATTGGTCTTGTTTTTCCATTTCAAGAACCTCCTGTGATTTTATTTTACTTAATAATTATAAATCCGTCAATAAATAATTGTAAAATATGTGTCATATCAATCCAATCGGCAAATGAGAATTGGTCTATTTCGTTTTCAAACTCTAAATAATTGTCTTTGGAATAACGCTTACTGTATATACTTGGTAATTTCTTGTGATCGTTTGTCGCATAGAGTTTCACTTCCTTTGTTTTGTAGTTTATGCGTATAGACACTTCCACATTATTAAAGTTTTTGGTTAAACGATTTAACACAAACCAATAGTCGTCAGTAAATCGGTGATAGAAGAACCCATATTTAATTAAATCCATTTCTTGAACGTCATCAGCCAAGCGAACATTTTTTAGTTTTTTCATAAAACCTCCACACCACGATTATATCGTATCATATTTTATTTGCTACCTATTGTTATATAAAATATGAACACTATTTATATATAGTGATTATATATATTAAAGAATAGATATAATATTTTATCTATACTATCATAGACATTATAAAATATATTGACATTATAATTAAAGAATTATATATTTCTTAAAAAATATAAATATATTTAATTATTAACTATCACTTAATACGAATATAACTATCATTTAACACAACAAGTAAATATACTTAACAACTAAAAAACAATACAAAAAGAAATTAAGCGATTTAAGACACGATTTTTTTTCGGTAATACAAATACTCTACCCAACCCATTATCGTTGCTCTATGGGGTTATAAATGGCGTTAGAAGTGATTTCACAAATAAAAACACCCACCGAAGGAGGGCGATGGGTGTAGGTCAATGGGTATATTGGTAATCGCTGTGTCGAACGGATGGCACATTTGTTTATTTGTTCCACTTGATACAATCTCGTGTTAGCGATTAGTATTCTGGTGGAGGTGATGGGTATTACCCCATGTTTCTATAACACTCGGAGGTTAGCGTTACAGTCATCAAACACCCCCGTAGATAGACAAGTGCCTCTCAATACAATTTCTCACTTTTGTAGAAAGCACTTATCTATAAATTATTATACACTATTTTACGACTTCTGCCACTTCATAGATACGCAGTTCTTTGACCAACGAACCGTTATCGTGGGATTCAATGAATTTAGAGATATAATTTCTACGGACATCATAGATTTTAGCATAATCGTTCATAATATCAAGCCCTAATTTGAACGCAAAGCCATAGGACATAATGGAAAGACCAACATTGAATACCGAATCATAGACTGCTTGACCGATAGACACATCGTTAGAGATGACTGCCGATGAAGAAATTGCCAATGTGACAAAGGTTAAGACCATTTTAGGGAATAATTCTCGTAGAATGGTGTTCTTTTCACTGTATAGTGCCATTTGAATACGATTTTTTATATCATACGCACTTAAATATGTTTGCGAATCAACAAATGGGAAGTCAAAATCGCCATGTTTAAGTTTCTTGATTAACAAGAAATGCCATTTGGTCAATGAATAGTCATCTAATTTAGGTTGTATCTCTCTTAACGACAATTTATATAAATCTTCGGGTATGCCATTAGCGAACAACACATCTTTGACATATTGTTCTCGTTGCTTGATATAGTCTTGCTTCACATAAAGACCAAACGTAGTCAATAACCCTTTGTCCTTGATTAGCGTAATCGCCTTATTTAACAAGTTCTTTGCTTCTGTGTAATTCAACTTTGCTTCACCACTAATCTTGCCATCAGGAATACCAAAGTAAATCCACGCAATTTGTAAAAGGTATTTGAAAAAAAGTTCTAACCAAAAGCGTTCGGTAAGAATTTTGTTTAGGTCAAGTCCTACTTGTAAAACCGAATAAACAATTAAGATACCCAACACCAATGGGTATAATACAAACTTGTACGTATCTATCTTTTTCATTTATCACCCCACACTTTATCGGCAATAAGAAATGCCAACGGCACTGCCAAGATTAGCAAAATAGAGATAACCGAAGGGCTGGAAATGAACGTAATAAAGTCAAAGTTTGTTAGTATCGCATACACCACCCATAGAACACTTACTACAACGCCTATAAACGTCATTACAAGCGATTCTTTTAATTTCTTAATGTTCATATTACAAACCTAAAAGTTTGTTCTCTTGGAAGATTTTTTCTCGTTGTAAAGAATCTATCATAAGTAGCGTATAACCAATCGTGCCACTAATTAGCGACACAATGCCAAAGGTATAGAGAACGGAAGATAATTGACCAATAACATAGACACCACCAATTAACATACCAAACGAACTCGCATATTCTAATAGTTGAATAAAACGCCAAAAGGCAGGAACAGGTCTTCCTTGAATATCGCTAATATGTAGCACTTGGGTTAGACGTTTTCTAATTTGGGTAATATAAACCAAAACCAATATGGCAAGAATTACTAACGCCCAAACGCTAAATACGACTTGTCCTCCACCCGTTCCAGGTGTTGTATCGGTTGTCGTTGTAATATCAATGGCAACAACACCAATGTAAATAAGTGGGACAACCCAAATAAAGATGAAGCCTAAAACACGCAACCAACTACTTTGCTTTTTCTTTTTTTTCATAACAACCTCCGTTGATTAACTAATCTTTCTTTTTTAATATCGACACTGCTTTTTGTTCGACTGTCTTAACGGCTTGATTTACTTTCTCTTGGATTTGTTCTTGTATCGAGAGTTCTTGTTTCTTTTGTTCAAGTTGCTCACCTAATTCTTTCACTTTTTTATTTGGACTATTCTTGGCAATTTCCATAAGCAAGTCATCATTCGCTTGTTGGTAATCTTTTTGTGCTTGTTCGAGTTCTTTAATGCGTAATGCGTCAAGGTTTGTCATTTCTTTTAATTCGGCAATCTTATCGGTCAAAGCAACAATCGCACCATTACTTGGAATAAATGTTCGTAGAATTGTAGATATACCGACAAACCCAGCAGTGCCTAAACCCATAACCCAAGTCCAAGCGTTGTTAAGTAATTCGGTGAGAAATCCTAATGTTTCAGGTTGTTCGCCAACCACTTCGGTTAATAGATGTAGCATTATTCTTCTCCTTTAATAACAGCAAGTTCGTGTTTCAATGCTTTTACTTCTTCTTGTAAAAGTTCAATATCTTTACTTAACAAAATAAAGCGATTGGTAATAAGTTCTTCTTGGGCAAGTTGTTCTTGTTTAATCTTCGCTTCATATTGTTGTCTATTCAGTTCTGCTTGTTTTTGTAATTCTTCAATAAACCCTTCGGCAACCCATTGTAAAAGATGAACTTCAATGATTTCGCCATTGGGTGCTTTTTGTAAATAGACCAATTTGTCCTTAACGGCAATTTGTTTGCGTTGTTGTTCTTTGATTTGACTTAATGTTGCTCTCATAGTTATACCACCTATAATAATTATATCATTATTTTTTTAACACCCTTTTTAGTATGTAATATGCCGATGTAGGTATGATTAACCACATAGGTATAATCGGTTGTGCGAAGAAGATATAGATACTTGTAGCGATGATAAGAAATTGATTATCTTTGGTTATAAACCACAGGACTAAAAAAGGCAACCAAAACATAGACCAAAACAAGTTTGCTAACAAAAGAGAAAGCCACCCATAACGAGTGGCGAATAACTCTTTTAGTATTCTCTTGACTTTACCCTTTGCTGTCAATGTGCTTTCTTCGGTTTTCTTTGAACTCATTGAACGCTTCTTTCAACTCTTTCCATTTAGGGTAGCGTTTGAACTCTCGTTTGTATCGTGCTTCGTTATATCTACGCATTAGTGATTTGGAACAAGATTTCTTCTACTGTGGTTTTGCCACAACGCACTTTACCAACAAGTTCTTTTGGTAATTCTCGTTCGTTAAAAGGTTCGTGTGATGAGTGTATCGCCACGATAACACCTTCTTCGTTTTCTTCATATTGATAATAAATTTCCATATTATTCTCCTTTAATAATTAACACCATAGATTTTCACAGTAGAAGCATTACGAAGTTTAATGTCTAATTGTGTTCCATCGGTATTATTTCTAAACACATAAGCACTTGCGATAGTTCCACTATCGTCAATACACACAGCACCAACACCTTCTCGGTCTTGTCCTGCGTTTGCGTAGGTTAAATCGGCAACGGGTAATTTAGCAACACCCCAAATGATTTCATCGCTATTAACATAAAGTTCAACACGAATTTGGATTTCATCAAATGTATCAATGTCCGTTACGGTTAATGTGCCATCACTTATTCTTGAACCCAACAAAGTATAACTTGGAATAATAGTCGCACCACTGAAATTACCATCTTTGTCGATATAAGATTTTTCAACACCATTAAATCGGAACGATACAATTTTTCCCGTAGAAGAAGAATTGTTTTGATTTACAACTAACGCAGGGTTACTATCTGCGATGTTGCGAGAAATAGTCGTTCCAGTTGTTGAAGGTGTAATCAAAGCGTTGTTTATTGTTGTGTAATTTCTAATTTGGGAAGTGGCAAATGTTCCGTCATTAGAAATATACGCTTGTGCCACACCTGCTTTTTGCCATACTTGTATATTGCCCGTAGCACTTGCGTTTGCGAGATTTACCGTTAAAGCAGGGTTTGTATCAGCAACGTTGCGAGAGATTAAAGTGCCACTTGATGATGGGTGAATTAAAGCATTGTTTGAAGTGATTTTATTAGCAACATATTCGGCTCTCATAACACCATATTGGTCGATAAAAATTTGCGTTATATTATTTACTTTCCACTCTTGTAAATTCGTTGCGTGACTTGCTAATGTATCAACAATGAGTGGAACACGAGTAGTAGCACCACTCTTGACTTGTAATTGTGCCGATGGCGATGTTTCATTGATACCAACATTACTACCACTCGGTTGTAAAATTAAGTTAGATGTAAAAGCACCATTATTTCTTTTTGCTTGAATAGTTGAATAACGCAATCCAGCGTCGCTATTATAACCAGAAGAAAAGTGTAAAGAACCTGTGTTCGCAGGGGTTGTTGCGTCTAATGTTTTAAAAATCGTTGTTTCATAAACACCATTAGTGGTTGTTGGTAAAGCAACTTCTAATTGCGTAGCAGGAGAACTCGTCCCAATCCCAACATTACCACTATCTCTAACAATGGTTAATCTTTCTGTAAATGAAGCACCACCAGTTTTAATATGAAATAAATTAGCACTTCCATCATAAACTAATTCAGCACCATTTGTTGTCGGTGTAGAACTTTCGCTTAAACGAATACCAGCGTTGTTTGCGTTTAAGTTTGTATCAATAGTTAAATATGTATCGCCACTACTTCTTAAAGATAATAGCGAAGCAGGAGAACTCGTCCCAATACCAACTTTTCCGTCATTGGTAATTCGCATTTTTTCAGTTTCGGAAGCAAAGTTTTTTGTATTAAAAGCAAGACCATAAAGAACACCACTACTTGCTTCACTTATTGAACTTATAGAACCAGCAATACCAGTTCCACCACTTGAAGCGTCATTAGAACGGAAAGATAACGTCCCAATAACGTCACTCAAACCAACAGTAGTGTTTGTGTTTTCTATACGAAGTTCTTGCGAACCAGCACCAGCAATATGTAATTTCGTCAAAGGTGTAACACCAATACCAATGTTGGGTGCGATTAACACAGCACTCGTATTGCGATTAAACACGAACTCGCTAACAGATGAATTACCAAACACCATTTGGTTGGACTTGTTGGTGTATGCTTCAAATCCAACTGCCGTTGAATTTGAGGCACTTACTAATTGTGAAGCGTTATAACCACTATCTCTACCAACAAATGTATTAGTGCCACCAGTTGTAATAGAACGACCAGAATTAACACCAACGGCAACATTAGAACTTCCTGTGCTTGAAGAAAGTAAAGCACGATGACCTACTGCGACACTTAAACTACCACTTGTTATATTTGATAACGCTTCCGTTCCTATGCTTGTTATTTGAGAACCAGTTGTAGAAAGATTACCAGAATTAACACCAAAGAATAAGTTTTGTGTTCCAGGTGTGGTTAGTAATCTCGTTCCATTTTGGTTGATAAACCCATCTTTGGTAATTTCTAATTTATTCGCACCAGCAAATTGTAAGCGTAAAATATCGCCTGTGGAAGAAGCGTTTGCTAAATTGACGATTAACGATGGGTTTGCGTCAGCGATATTGCGAGAGATGATAGTTCCGTTATTGGCGACATTTACATAAGCATAATTCGAACTACCAGAATTTCCCATACCAGTAGTAGTAGCAAACCTTCCGTCTAAATTCATTCTTGAAACTTGGGAACCATTTACTTGCCACTCTTGTAAGTTCGTACTATGACTTGGTAATGTATTAACAATTAAAGGAACAACATTAGTCGCACTGTTAGTTACTCGTGTATCGGTTAATGTTTGTGTGCCATCAATAATGTTCAATGTGTTATCTAACGCAGTGTCGGCATTGTCATAAGCCGTTTGACCTAAATCACCACGAAATGCCGTTGTTGAAGTTGTTCCCAAAGCAAGAGTTTCGGAAATCACAACATACGCACTACCACTCCAACGATATAACTTGTTGGTGTCTAACGCAACATAAAGAATATCGGTTTCACCAACTTCGGGGAAATCTTCTAACGAATCATATTCGGCAAGGTCATCTTGTTCCCCACTTAAATACTGTGACGGAACTTTACCATTAGAACCTAACGGGACGACACCATTTGCCACACCCTTTTGCGATAACGGAATATAGGTTGATGACGCAGTAGCACTTCTTAAATAAGTTGTGTTAATCACATCGCCATTTTGGTCGGCTAACGCTTTTGGAACAACCGTTGTGCCGTCTTCAATATCGTCAATATCATTTTCGGCAGTGGTCATGCGACTTTCAAGTGAATCAATATCACTTTCGGCTGTGTCCATACGCCCTTCAAGATTATCAATGTCCGTTTCGGCAGTGGTTAATTCACTACTATTTTCCCAACGAGAGTTCGCACTATTCCAACGCAAGATTTGATTATCGGCAATAGAAGTAATGTGAATATCTTGTAATTCACTTAACTTTGGTTCAAAGGTTGGACGAACAAGAATAATACCATTGTTCGCAATTTTTACAACAACTGCCATTAAGATTTTAGCATTAGGTGCTGTGGGTTGAGTAATGGTTAATTCACCAGGAGTAGAACCACCACTATTAAACCATAATAGATTTTGTTCTAACGGATTATAATCTCCTGTGTCAATGTTTCTAATACGACCAAAATGAAGAACATAACCAAAGTCATTGTTATCAATATCTTCTTTGGCAATACCCATCATTAGTTTTGGGTTAGCGTTGATTTCGCTTTGGACTGCTTCCTT